AAATGCCAAAGCAGCGAGCGCCTTCTTTGTGGCAATTTGTTTCAGTTCTGCTGCTGTCAGACTCTTTGTGTTTTTGATGCCGTTCTTGAGGTTCACGTTGAGGCCGCCGATTTTGTTCAAGAAATCGCCGGTAGTTGAATCTAATCCATCGAATGAAAATTCTAAATCTTCGCCGGATCCTTCCAGTTTTTTCATCTCATCGTTTGCCTTCTTAGTGGCAAGATAAAGACCGCCGAGTGTGACTCCGAATGCGGCAACGCCGGCGGCTGCAGCTGCTACTGATAGGCCGCCTGTGGCTGCTGCCTGTGCTGCTGCTGCTCCGATCGCTGCAGCTCTGATTGCCTGGTAAGCCTTGACTAGCCCTTGTATAGCTGTAACGAATGCATAGACTTTGCCTGCCACGAATGTCGCTGCAAATATCGCGCCGAGTGATACGAATACTTCTTTGTGTTTCGCGACAAATGCGAAGACTTTAAAGATGACAAAGCCAAAGCCAACGATGGCTTTAATCGCGCCAGTCATTACTACGACCAGTTTGTCGCCGTTCTCTGTGAGCCATTCTTGAATTGCTGGGATAACTTTCGTGGTGAGTGTTTTGAATAATTCTTCAATTGTTGGTAAGAGTGCCTTGCCAAGTGTTTCCTCAGCTTCTCCCAATGCAATTTTGAGACGAATCATTCTGAATTCGAAGGTGTTTGCTCTTGTCGCTGCTGCTCCACCGAATGTGTCTGCAGTTAATTTAAGAATGGCATTGAGGTCTTTGGCCTTAATCATGGCGTCTGTAATTGGAACGCCTAAGTTGCGCAGCGCTTTATAGTTCCCCTGCAGCGCCTTTGTGACTGCGTTTGTCGCTGAACCAAGATCTATATTTCCACCGGCAGAAACATCCATTGCCAAGCCGAGAAGTTGTTGCGCTGCTGTCACGCTGCCGGTTACTGCAGCTAGTTTTGATAATGCTGGACGTAAATCGTCATCGACTATTCCAAATGCTCGCTGAGTCTGGTCAATATAAGATTCGGTCGCTGCGATTGCGGCGTCGGTTGCGCCGGTGGTGTTTCTTAAAGAATTGGCAAGAAGCGCCTGGGATTTTTCATCTGCGATCGCAGCCTTGACTGAATCGACGCCGATCTTGACTGCGAATGCTGCGCTGGCTGCTGCTGCAATTCCAAAGGATTTTGCTACTTTGCCTGCAAATTTATCGAAAGATTTCCCGAGCTTATTGATGTCTCTGGATGCTGCCTTGCTGCCTTTATCTGAATATTGGGTAATAATCCGGGCGACTACTGCTCCGATTGCCATGCTCGGTTATCCCTTCTCTTTATTTAGATTGGCTTGAAGAATTTTCTGGGCATCATCCATTGCGCTTCTTATATTTGCATAAATCTTTGGGCGATCGCGATCAATGACGAACCAGATTCCGCGTGATGCTTTTCTGATCCGGTCGTTCAATACGCCGATCATCTGGCGGCCTGTTCCCTGTCCTGGTGTTCGGCGTCCTGCTACTTCGAAGATAACGCCGGAGGCGCTCTTGTTGAAGAGTGCGCCGGCGTTCGTGGTGTAATCAGCCCTCACGCGGCCCTCTGAGCGAGTTTTGACGATGCCCTGTTTGATTGCTTGCGAATCCCAGGCTGGCCATCCCTGGCCGCCTCTGACGCCCTTACGTGGGTTCTGTGGCGCTGTTGATCGCCAGCCACTCATTGGCGGCTTATTGTCTATCTGATCTCTGGCGTCGCCTTCGGCACGACGCAGCTCGTCATTGATAACTTTATTCAGCCGACGAGCTGCGTCCTTGTCGAATTTTTTCAAGGCGGCGGTGGTTTCTTTGATGCCGCTTATTGCCACGACTTCATTGGCCATGTTTGTTTGCCGCCTTTGCCTTCTCCTTAAGATAAATCACAATCGCTTCAAGGATGCCGTCTGGTGCATCAATTAAAGAAATCGGATCTAGTCCTGTCTCCACAGAAACTGCTGCGATTGTGTATGTCAGGCTGTCTCTGTGGATTCTGAATTTGGGTCTGTGTCTAATTGAACTCCTTCGAGCGTATCTAAGAATTCCGGGCCGAATGGTTTCACAACCACTCCATTTGCTCTAAGTGCAAGCCATCCGAGATAGTAGATATGTTCGAGCTTCTGCTCTTCGCCGATGAGTTTGGTTAGACCTTTGCCGTACTTCTGTTCAAAGTCGACGATGATGCGTGGCCGTAATGAGAACGTTTTTTCCACGCCATCAGTCGTCTTGACTTTGATATTTAATCCATCCATCTTTGTTTCCCCCTATTTTCTTTAGGATGTTGCTTTGGTAATTGCGCCGGAGATCGGCCAAGTCACACTCGCAGTTGCTAATTCACCGACGGATCCATTTAGAGGAGTCCATTCGGAGACAAGCGTAGAAAATGTGTATTGCGGATTTACTGTTGTTGTTGTTCCTGCTACTGGCTTTGCAACAACTGAGACTGCTGTTCCGAGCAACGGATAGATTGTTTGCTCGACTGCTGATGTTGCGTAGTCCTGGTGAAATTCGAACGTCACAGAATTGTCTGCAAGACCGGCCACACGTGTTTTTGCTGTGTTTCCGAATGCAGTTGTTTCTACGATATCAAATGTTGAATTTAGAGTGATGCTCGAAATATACGAACTCAAGTCTGTGCTTCCGAATACAACGGATGCGTTTGTTAGTACAAGTCTTGCCATTATGCGACCGCCTTCGTGATTGCTCCGGTTACTGGCCAAGTCACAGATGCTGTGGCCAATTCACCGACGGATCCGTTGATCGGAGTCCATTCTGAAATAATAGCAGAGCAGGTATAACTTGGATTGAATGCGCTGGTGCTTGAGCCGTTTGGCTTTACGATTACAGCTGCTGCTGTTCCGAGAAGTGGATAGATTGTTTGCTCCACTTCGTTGGTTGCGTAGTCCTGGTGAAATTCCAGGGTGATTGAATTGTCTTCTAATCCAGCAACGCGTGTCTTTGCTGCTGTTGATGAGAATGCTGTTGTTTCGACGATGTCGAATGTTTCGCTGAGTGAGACTGATGCGACCAAATCGCTCAGATCCACTCCGCCGACGGAGATAAATGCGTTAGTGAGAACTATGCGAGCCATTATTTTGTCGCTCCTTCTTCTGTTTCTGTTTTGATGGATGGGATTTGTGGTGCTGTGTTACTTGCTTTGATGTGGTTTCCAGCAATAAGGATTTCTGCGCTGATTCCTGCATCTTGCAATTCTTTTGCTGTGATTGTGTCACCTTTGATTTTGCCGCAGACTTCTCGGTTTGAGATTATTGTGTATGTCATGTGGTTCTCCTTATCCCCAGATTGTTAGGCGGTATCGGTAAGAGAGAAATGTGACGGATTGCGAATCGTATGTTCCGGACTCTGCGCCGACTACTCGCAATGTCTGGCATGTTCCGCCTAGTGTTCTATCTCCCTCTATTGCTGTTTTGATAGATGTTGCTCCTGTTCCTGCAAGGTATCCATCTAGCTTGTCCTGGCCTGCTCGCTCTGAGAAGCGTTGGACAATCACATAAATATCTACATTTGCCTGATCTAATCCCCGAGCGTTATCGATATCGAATGTGAAATCTAATTGACCGACGACGGCGCATGGCGGTGTTAGTGGTTCTGGAATTACTTCATAAACTCGAAGTCCTGTAATTGTTTGCAGTCTTGTTTTAAGTCCATCTCGGACTTGGCTTGGTTGCATTGGCATTATTTAGCCAGCCCATTGTTCTTGCGGAATGGTCGAAGCAAGGTTTCAACGTCTGCATCGAGTTTTGCTGCCAGGCGCACTGTGCCTAAGTCTGGACTTCCTGCAATTCCGAACGGTGATTGGCGGCGTGTAAATAAGCGAGCTGCTTGGATCAAGGTTGCCATGTTGATCTCGGATGGCACTGCTGTCCATCCCCAGACGCCTGTAATTTTGCATGCTTGTGGTAAATAATACGGCCAAACATATCGGCCAATTGCAAGGATTCGATTTACTGGCCATCCGCGCTGTGGGTTATTTACTGGCTCGAGCATGTAGTCGCTAGTTGACCAAACGGTATCCCATGTCTGGTTGAAGTTATCGTCTGTAGCCACTTGCGTAATTGAAACGCTGTCGTCCATGTTCATTGTCCAGGGATCGAGTGGTGTGTAATAACGGGCGACTGGTGATTGCGTCGTTCCGTTCTGGTAAAAGAAGCGCCCGGTGTAGTCATCAATCATGCGACTGGTCGCTGTGATCGCGGCTTCAAGTGGAACGTCGTCCACGCTGTCTGTAATCGCAAGCGATGCCTTCAATTCGGCAAGTGTGCAATAGGCGTTAGTTAGGGCCACGCTTCGTCCTTCTTTCCGGTTTCGGCAGCATTGCGCGTTCTAGTTTGGGATCGGCAGTTGCTGTTTCCTTTGCCGGCTTGCGCCGGGTCTTCTTAATCTTTCCAAATATCATGGTGAATCTCTTCCATCCAGAAGCTCTTCTGGTGCGGCAATATGGCGGCTGTGTTGACATGGATCGTAAATCCGAGCGCCTTTGCTCTTCGGCAGAATAATAAATCCTCACCGATCCATTCGCCGTTTACTGGCCCATCCCAGAACCAGCACCAGTCTTTGCCCTGGTTTGGATCTGCAACTTCGCGCATCTTCTCGAGAACGCTCCGGTGAACGAGTAGGCATCCGGTTCCTGCTGCGTCAATTTCAAAGACTGCATTTTTGTCGTATTTGTAAAGTGGAAGGAAGCCCTTATCTGAGTCCTGGAATATTGCCGGGACTGGCTTTGGGTAAGGCTTGCCTGGCACTCCAAATCCTGCAAAGACAAGGCCTGCAACGATCGGGCGGTCTTTGTCATGGGCTGTGTCGATCAAGGCGTCAAATGCCGGAGTCGTGAGCTGCTCGTCTGAATCCAACATAAGAAGCCAGTCGCTATTCGTGTTATCCAGAAATTGTTTGACCATGCGGTTGCGTTGCTTTGATAAAAGTCCAGAGCCTTTAATTCTTACAAATGGCCCGAGTCTGCTGCTTCTTGACTGTGCAAGTTGAATCAGTCTATATGCGAATGATCCGTTTACGGATCCTGGATCGCACGAGCCGATTGTTACTTTGTGTGCTGTCTTCATTTGTTTCCCCCTGTTTAGAAGTGCAGGACGAGTGACTCGGGGGGTGGGCCACTCGCCCTGCACAATTTAGTGCTTTGCTTCTATTAGAAGCTTGGTGCGCTTAGACCTGTGCCTGAAATGATTGAGGCTGCAAGTGGGTAGCGCTCTGCTGTGTATGCGGCGTATCCGTAAACAACAGACTTGATTGTGAGGTTGCCAGCGCCGGTCGCATCAAAACGAAGAGCGAATGGTGATCCTGGTTGTTCCCACAGATGAGATTCGCTTGCTGTTACGCAATAGATTTCATCTTGGTTTGTTGTTGTTCCGTATGTTGTGCCGATGTTTGCATCGGTGATGATTGGAAGTCCTAGCATCTGGTATCCGGAGTTTCCGTATGTTGGTGCTCCGCCGACGCCTACTGCGTTCATCGCGCCATTTGCTGCTGGAACAACAAGCGGACGATTTGTGCTGTCCACTGCTGCAAGCAAGAAGGCTAGGCGACGTGGGTGAACTACCCAGTGTGAAGGTGAAACGAATGCATTTGTTTGGATCTGTGCAATCGCATCAGCAAGCTTTGGATAAAGCAGGCCGACTGTTGGCGCTGTTGATGTGAATGTGATTGCGTTTCCACCTGAAGCACGAAGGCCCTTGATTGTGCCGGCTGTGCCTGCACCGTTGAGGATCTGTGAGTCAAGTGTTGTATGCCATGACTTGATCAAGTCAGCGATTACAAATGAATCGATGCCTGTTCCGCGCTCTAGTGCCTGGCGAGAAATATCTTGCTGGCCTGCAATTGTACGGACGTTGATTGTGAGCAATGTGTCATCAATATCTGTTTCTGAGATTGCGTCGTTCTGTGTAACTTGAACGGCTGTTGATGATCCTGTTGTCATGCGGCTGATGTTGAGTGTCATACCTGATGGTGGAAGTGCCATCTTGTTTGTCGCTGCATCTGCGAATGGACGTCCTGCGCGTGCTAGTGGAGCTGCAAGATCGACGAGGTATTGTGGAATAACAAGACCATCGAATTGTGCTGTTCCAACATCGCGGCGTTCGATTGACTCTTCACGCATGTGGCGTGCAAGGCGTTCATTTGCTGCGTAGTCATTTGAGAATTGCGCATTGAATGCGTCCTTCACGAATGATGCACCTGAGTTTGCTGAGTATGTGCGCTCTTCGCGTGTAACTGTTGCGCCGCCTGTAGAGCGTGGCATTACAACATCTGAAACTGCTGAGCGGATTTCAGATGCCTTTGCATCTGCATCTGCTTGTGCTTTCATCTTTTCAATTTTTGTATCGA